GAAACACCGTTGAAGCGCCCAAGTTCCGAGTTCGTTGATTCTGGGGCTGCAAAAATTTCCCTGCCATATACGCGGAGGATGCGTCGCCGCATGTTCCGCCGTTTGAATTATTGTGCTGTTAGGGGATATGCTCCATTATGTATGGATACAAATGATCCGTTCACTATGGAGTGTGCCTTTAAACAGAGAGTGCTCCGTACCCTGCCTGTTCCTGAGGTGGGATTTTTGGAGGACTTTCGTGCATTTGTGAAGCGTTATCTGGCTGCAAATGTACCACGAGTGCGTGCTAAACCGTTCGAAGAGTGGCTGGAAAGCACTTCTTACAATACTGCCCGCAAGGATCAGCTGCGCAAAGCATACGCAGACCTGCGGGGTGGTGCTCCCACAAAGCACCAATGTTCTCACATCGACACGTTTGGGAAATCAGAGTTTTACATGTTGTGGAAGCACCTTCGCATGATAAACTCTCGTTCCGACGCTTTTAAAGTGTGGTCAGGACCCCGCTTTAAAGCCATTGAAGATGTCGTTTATGCGTTATCAGGTGACATCCGATTCATTAAACATACCCCAGTACCATTGAGGCCTGCACTCATTCGACAGATGAAAGTGGCTGGCCAGCACTATTTGCAAACAGACTTCACGGCGTTTGAGAGTCATTTCACTCCCGAGTTTCTGGATGTTTGTGAATGTGAATTGTATCGCTGGTGCTTGGCAGATGATCTTGAAGCGGAGTTGTTATGCTCAACGCTTATGGGAAGTAATCGCATGCGTACACGAAATGGCGTTCGTGCTTGCGTTCAAGGCAGGCGAATGTCAGGTGACATGTGTACTTCTCTTGGAAACGGCTTTACCAACATGATGCTTGCGCTTTATCTAGCAAATAAGCGCGGTGGTAAAATTCATGGCTATGTCGAAGGTGATGATGGTATATTTGCCTCCAGTGTCGTCCTAACCACTGAGGATTATGCTAAGTGTGGCTTTACCATCAAAATTGAAGAAGTGCCCGACCCTTGCAAGGCCTCATTCTGCGGCATGATTTTCGCGGAATCTGGTGAGATCGTTAAGGACCCGTTCAAATTCATGCAAGGGTTTGGTTGGACCCAGTCTTTTGTTCAAGCTGGCCCGAAGATAATGGATGAGCTTTTACGTGCCAAGGCACTTTCTTGTGTTTATGAAACACCCCAATGTCCTATAGTTGGGGCCTTTGCACGGTATGCTTTAGCTAAGACCAGTTCAGTGCACCCACGTTTTGGCACAGAGTCGGCTCGCACTGATGGTTATCATCCACTTCCGGATGTCGCCCATGTCCCTGCGTTTTGTCCTTCCCCTGACACACGAGAGCTTTTCCGTGAGCTGTTTGGCATCACGGTTGAAGGTCAGATTTGCATTGAGGGTCTCGTGATGCAGGGTCGGTTTGACGAGGTTGCTCAATTGATCCCCGCTCATCCCGATGTTTTGCAGTATACGAAGATGTATGTGGTGGTTGATTAAGTGTGGCTCTTTAATTAGAGATTCTTTTAATCACGCCCTGTTTATATAGCACAGGTTAAACAACTGTTTGAGGTATGCGACCTCTCAAATCGTACCGGGTTGGAGCTTGTTTGCCAATGTTGTGATATGTGGCCCTAACCAGACCATCCAAGTTGGCTTCTTGTCTCTGTCCTAGATTAAAATACCCTTAATAG